ATGCGTTGGCGTAGGTAGCAGCAGCGAATCGTACATACGAACGCGTTTGTTGGCTGGAGTTATATACTACGACAAAAGCGAATCAATCGAGATGCCTAAGCAAATACGATGCTTTACAACGTAGAGTGCTGTTGGTTAATTTGAACCCTACCTGAGCGGTTGCAGTCCGCTATAGGCCCTACGCTTGTGTCGCTGAATCATCCGCGCTTGGGCCACTGCTCGACTCAATCAATTCGCAGTTGCCTAAACTCATCGCGTTCATATCGACACGTAAGATCTTCCCGGCCATGGCTATGGTGCTTCCGCTGCGCAATATCAAAATTCGCTCGGACCATTGATTTTGAAAGTGCAAAAACAGCCGCGTTTTATCCGTGCTAGATCCGAACACTAAGTGGCCGTTCCGCTGTCGGCTAATATCGTTGATTACGACCCCCGACACTCTTATCCATTTACCGAGATAGGGCTGAATCAGCGCGTCGGCTTGAACAGACGTGTGGCCATCGAAGAATTGCTTGAAAAAGCCTGGTTGCTCGTCAGTAAAAATCCTCGTTTCCGCTTCACTAGGTGGTGGCAGGAGAACTGGAGGAGTAGGCGCGGTTGTGGATTGCTCCACAGGTATAGAACGTGGTTCTAATGGGGCCATTCTTTGTAACTCTTTCAGTTTGATCTTGAGTGCTTCATTTTCGGAACGCAGTGCATAATATTTATCGCCTAGAACCTTCGACGGACCTTGCGCCAACACGCGTTTCTTGAGGTAAATGTCCCAGCCAACGATTGCCCATCCAACCACCAATACAAACGGACCAAGAATGCTGGGGATGCTTAGCCCGAGCAGAAAGGCATTAACTTTAGACACCGCAAGGAACGAGGACAGTGCTCCGCCGAGCGTCAACGTCACGCCCACGACGCGCTTCCACTTTTTGTCGGTGTCGTACCAAATGTATCCGCCAAGACCGACAGCTCCAATGCCATTCCAAAAGAAAAACTGAGCGAAGGTGATCTCTTCAGCGACCATTTCGTGGTAGTCGGATACCTTCGTACAGCATAGCCGAGCGAGCAGAAAGAAATGAACACAAGAGCGCCATCATGCCCTAACCAATCGTACATTCGTACAGGTGGGTTAGTCAAGTATGTTAACGCCAGAATCTTCGGCGCGTTTTCAAACGTTTAGCGGGTAGGTCGGCGCGGCGCGGAAATCTGATTGATAGATTCGTGGCAGGAGAGAGTTGCTTGCGGGCGTTTCCGGAAACGGGGGCGCCCATTTTTGTTTCGGAAAGCATATGGCCGCACGAGTGTCACCCGACAAGAAGGTATCCAAGGCTGGGGCGGCGTCTCGAAGGGGCAGCCGCAGGCGACGCATCAGTAAGTTACTCGGTGAAATTGAAGACCGCCTCGATTTCACGACGAATAGAGCGACCCTGGCGGACTTCATCCGGCTGACGCAACTGGAACGCGAGCTTGAGGAAGAGGAACAGCCGAGGGAGATCATCGTCACGTGGAAAGAGCCAGCGGAAAAACGCTGCGAATCGTAATCGACTATGTGCCACTCCCATCGCAAAGTAAGTTTCACGGATCGACGGCGAGGTTCAAGGGATTTTCCGGGCCGATTGGATCGGGTAAGAGCCAGGCGCTATGCCAAGAAGCGATCCGGCTCAGTTACTTGAATCCGGGAAGGCAAGGACTGGTGGGTGCGCCGACTTACCCAATGCTGCGCGACGCCACTTTGACCAGCTTTCTCGAGGTGCTGAATAGTAACGGAATCCGGCATGAATTGAATAAGTCCGAATCGGTGTTGTTAATGAAAGACACCGGATCGAAGATCTATTTTCGAGCTGTGGACGATTTCGAACGGCTGCGCGGGACTAATCTGGCGTGGTTCGGATTGGACGAGCTGACATACACGGCGGAAGAGGCATGGTTGCGGCTGGAAGGCAGGCTGCGAGACCCCGGCGCTACGCGGTTATGCGGATTCGCGGTGTGGACGCCGAAAGGCTTCGACTGGGTCTATCGCAGATTCGTCCGGGACATGGTTGCGGGGTACGAGGTGGTGCTGGCGAGACCCTTTGAAAACAGCTACGTACTCGATAGGGTCCCCGATTTTTATGATCGGCTAAAGCACAGCTACGATGCCAAGTTCTTCGAGCAAGAAGCTTTGGGTGAGTACCTGAACGTTCATTCGGGAGCGGTTTACGCGGGATTCAAGCGGTCCCAAAATTTGAGAACTATGGAAGTCGATCCGCAGATGCCTTTGTTTTGGGCGTTGGACTTCAACGTAGATCCGATGAGTTCGATTGTCGCCCAGAAGAACGGGGAGGAGATCCGGGTACTGGACGAAATTGTATTAAGCCGTGCGAGCACGTTGCAGGCGTGCGAAGAGTTCCAGGCGCGATATCCGAATCATCAGGCCGGGATCGTGGTGTACGGAGACGCGTCCGGACAGCGACTTCAAACGGCAGGAACGACGGATTACCAGATCATCAAGGAATTCTTTCGGCAGACGGCTTACCGAAACCTAAAATTCCGGGTACCCCCGAGCAATCCGAATGTGCGGGAGCGGGTGGCGCTGATGAACGCGAAGCTGTATTCGGCGGATGAAGAAGTGCGACTGTTCGTGCATCCACGATGCACGGGTCTGGTAACTGACTTAGAAGAAGTGACTTTCAAGCCGGACAGTAGCGTTATCGACAAAGAGCGGGACCCCAAGAGGACGCATTTGTCGGATGCGCTTGGATACCTGGTGTGGCAGGAATGCCGGTCTCGAACGCAGTTCGGCGAGCAAGGGCGGCGGTTACTTTAGGCGCAGAGAGAAGGCGATGAACTTAGGCATAGGCGGCCCAGACATTACACACGAGCATCCGGAATACGCGGCGAAGCGCGCGATGTGGCGGCAGTATCGCGACCTATACGCCGGGGGGGAACAGTTCCGGGCGAGCGCGGATCAGTACCTGGTGCGCCGGCAAAAAGAGCCGGGAGACGTGTATATCGAGCGGTTGAGCCGGAGTTTCTATGAGAACTACGTGGGATCCATCGTCGATTGGTATGCGGCGACGCTCTTCCGACGAGAGCCGGTACTGAGTTACGAAGGGACAAGCGAACGGTCACGTAAGTTCTTCGGGGAATTCGCAGAAGATTGCGATCTCAAGGGAACGAACCTTGCTGAGTTCTTTCGCAGGCAATTTGTGGAGGCGCTGGTTTGCGGTAAGAGCTATGTGCTGATCGATTTCCCCCGCCTCAATGAGCCGGTTGGAACGCGCGCCGAGGAAGACGAGCGAGGGGCATCGAGAGCGTACTTAGTAAGTTATGCGGCCGATGAACTTATCAATTGGAGTTATGACGATCACGGGCACTACCAATGGGTCGTACTGAGAACACAGAATCTGCGTAAGGACCGGCTTGAAGATACAGCCTGGTTTAAGCAGACCCGGTGGGTCTACTACGACAAAGAAAAGTACCGGATTTACGAGCAAGAGGATGGCGGCACGAAGCGCGGGCCGATTGACGTGGTGGCCGAAGGAAAGCATGGGCTGGCAAAGCAGGTTCGCGTGCCGCTCGTGGAGTTGCGAGTGTCCGACGGACTTTGGCTGCTGAATAAAGCCGGGACTTTGCAGTTGGAACATTACAACAAGTCGAATGCGCTGGGATGGGCGCTTACCATGGGGTTATTTGCCATGCCGGTAGTTTACTCGGAGCGGGATTGGGATCAAGTGATGGGGGAATCGTACTACATTCAACTCGGCCCGCAGGACAGGTTCGGATGGACCGAGCCGCAAGGCACGGTTTACCAAATTGCAGCGGATAACCTGACGAGGCTGCAAGAAGAAATCTACCGGGTGTGTTACGTGACACACGCGGGCGGTTCGTTATCGGGAAACGCGGCTCAGTCTGGAGTGAGCAAACAGCGCGATTATGCGATCACGCAGGAGGTTCTGCGAGCGTATGGTGATGCTGTGAAGGATGCGATGAAGCGAGTGCTGCGGGCTGTGGACCTGGCACGCGAGGACGGCCTCAGCATCAACGTCTCCGGCATGGATGAGTTCGACATCGGAGATTTTGGCACAGAACTAGAAGACGCGCAGCGATTGCTGAGCCTGGGCATGAATTCGCCAACGCTGCGAAAGCAAGTTTACAAAAAGCTGGCGTTTCAGTTTCTATGTGACGCGCGCCAAGACGTGAAAGATCAGATCGGCCGCGAGATCGATCAGGAAACTTCTTAGCAAAACTTTCGGACACACGCGGGCCAGAGAGCCCTTGCGTAGGAGGCTTATGGACGAACCAAAGACCGACGGGACAGAGCTGCGTTCTCTGATACGTGGGGTGATCGAAGAATTCGTACACGCAGAACAAGTGAAGGCGGAGCCGGCTTATAAGGCTGAGTTACTCGATGAGCGTAAGCGCCGGGAGGACTTAGAGAAGCGCGTCAATGATCTGGTACAGGAGAACCATCGCAGCCGAACAATCGCGGAGGAAGCGGAGCGGAGTTCGTCAATTCGCGCCGAGCTTCAGCGCTTGGGTGTAGCGAAGGTGGATCTGGCGTATCGGGCGGTCAGGGATGACATACAGCGGCGCGACGACGGCCAATTGTTTGCGAGGAGCGGACCTGGAGAGGTTTCTGTCCGCGAGTATCTGACGCAATTCGTGCAGGAAAACCCCGAACTGCTGCCGGCCCGCATGACTGGTGGATCGGGGGTTGGGTCGGGACCGAAGGCTAGTACAACTACGGGCGGGCTTGATCTGGATAAAATTCGGCCGGGCATGAGTCCGGAGGAACTGGAAAAGGTCCGTCAGGAAGTCTCGAGAGTGGCAAATCAAACTCTTCGAGGCATGTGAAAGAGCTCCGGGAGGCGGCTCAAGCGAACACGTTGCCCGGTACACGAGGAAACAACTAAGGACAAGTTAAATGCCAACAATTACATCAGCAAATGTAGCAAACGCAATCGTGAAACTAGTGGCAGTGGACGCTTTACCGGCACTGGTTACTAACCTGGTGATGGGTAACTTAGTCAACCGGGACTACGAGCCGACTTTGGCGAACGCAGGGGATACGGTAAATGTGCCGATTCCGCCGACACTTGTCGCCAACAATATTGCCGAGGGCGGAACGGTTCAAACACAGAATCCCAGTCTCGGGAATGCACAGATCGTTCTGAACACACACGCTGAAGCCACATTCCAGATTCCGGATGTGACGAAGGTGCTGGCGGTACCGGATCTGCTGAGGCTGTACATGCAACCTGCAGTAGTTGCTATTGCAGAGCGGATTGAGTCGGACATTTTGAACTTGTATTCTCAATTCACTTCGAACGCGGCAGTAGGGACGGCCGGTGTAGCGCCGGTGGAAGCGACGGTCGACTCAGCGGAAACCGCTTTGTTTCAGGCGAAAGTTCCGGCTGTGGCAAGTAAGTACCTGGTGGTGGATCCGGTAGCTTACTCCGCCCTGAGGCAAATTCCACGCTTCAGTGAATACTATTCCGCGGGCGACGCGGGTCTGCGTGCGCTGGTGGATGGCGCGGTCGGCAAGATTAAGGACTTCTTCGTTTTTCGGTCGCAGCTTGTGCCGGCCACGGGAAGCGGACCGGTGAACACTCACAATTTGGCATTTTCGAGGGACGCGATCGGACTGGTGGTTCGCAGGCTACCGCAACCGCTTCCGGGAACCGGGGCCATCGCGGAATACGCGGAAATGGGCAACTTTGGAATTCGTGTGGTCATGAGCTATCAGCCGAACACGCTGGCGCAACAGTTCACGGTTGATGTGCTTTACGGCACGGCGGTTCTGAGGAACGCGTTTGGAGTTCAGGTCAACAGCTAGTCGGAAAAAGAGAAGCGCGGGCGGAACGCACTTAGCGTCTGTCCGCGCGTAGAAGGAGACACGATGGATTTGAGAGCGTTCTATCAAAAGCTGCGGAAGATTGAAGGAGAAATCACGGACTTGCACGTTGTGGTGGTCAGCCATGAGACATCGGACGGAGGACGTCCGGGGCAGCTGGTGGAGGTGTCGCGAAGTATTGCGGCCCGGCTCATTTTGGAAGGCCGCGCCCATTTGGCTACAAGTGAAGAAACTACGGAGTTTCGGGCTGCAGCACAAAGGGCCCTGCAGGAAGTCCAGCAACGGCAATTGGCCGAGAAGGTTCAAGTGAACGTGATTTCCGAGGCTGACCTACGCGCATTGAAAAGCTCCGTGCGCGCGGAGAAGCGTTAACAGGCGCGGCGGCAATGGCACTCTTCACCGACGGTCCGATGAGTTCGGCGCGGGACCTACAGGACTACGACACGTCTGTACTGAGTGTTGCCAATACCGAGGGCATCGATGTCGCAGCCAAAGTCAGTCTGGCGCAACAGGATCTTGCAAATGAATTGATTTTGTTCTTACTTCGGCGAGCGAACTTTTGCGACTATCCGCCGAATTTGCGCCGGTCGCGGGGACTGACCGACGTGGTGGTGACAGATGCGCTACGGCAGTGGCACATCTACAAGAGTCTGGCGATGGTTTATCGAGATGCGTACAACAATCAACTCAACGACCGGTACCAAGGTAAGTGGAATGAGTACGAGCAACTGGCCAAAGGAAGCTCACGAACGCTTTTTCGCCTGGGCGTCGGCGTGGTTGCGGATCCAATTCCGCGAGCGCCAGTACCGGGGCTAAGCGCCGTGACAGGAATCGGGCCAGGAAATACCTATTACGGGGCCGCGACCTGGGTAAACGCGACTGGGCAAGAAGGAGCTCCGAGTAACTGGGCACAGCTTACTACTTCGAATGGCGAAACAGTTAGTGTGACGTTGGGGGGTGATCCGCCGAATGCCGCTGTTGGATGGAACACCTATGTTGGGTTGTCGCCGAATGCAGCGACTCTGCAAAATGATGGCCCACTGGCGCTGGGAGCCACTTGGGTTCTATCAGGAGCACTCAGTCCGGGCGTGACGCTCCCGATGGGTGGCCAGAAGCCGGCCTGGTTCATCGTGGACCATAGTGTCATCGAAAGAGGCTAAGCATGCTGCTCATCGCCGGCTCAAGCACGCAGAAGGTGCTGGGAGTATTGACGTCCGGTAATGGCGTCCCCGGGGCGCTCGAAGCGCTGGCGGTTCAGCAGGGTTTAAAACTGCCTGCAATTGCGGTGCAGCAGATTATTCCGCAGAATGTCACACCCGAGGTATCCGATCTAAGTACGGTGGATAAGTATCCATTGGTGTACGTTTACTGCACAAAAGTGATCAACCAATTGCGGGAGAAATTTCGATCATTCTCCGGCGATGCGCAGATGGTGGTGGAAGTGCGTGTTTCGCAAGACCGGTTGGATCAGATCGAGACGAACCTGCAGGCTTATGTAGACGCCATCACGCAGGTGTTGGACACCAGCCGCGGTGATTGGGGCGACGGTTTTTTCTTTGACGGAGAATACGAGGTTACCTTTGGAGGCGTGAAGCACGGTGGGCGCAACTTTCTTCAGATTGGGAAAGTATCGTTTGTTCTGGAGATCAGCGCTGGATAGCCCGGGCGCCGTTTAGAACTGTTATGTCCTATATTCTTTCGAATGACAATCGGTTTTATGTCGCGATCGAGGAAAGTTACGGAGTCGCCGCGACAATCGGCGCAAGCAATCGAATTCCCGCGGTCAAGTTGACGGCGAAGCAACAGATAGAGAAAGTTCAGCGAGCGGACAAGACAGGTTCGCGGACGTTTGCCGGAAATCCCAGTGGGCTGCGAAAGCAGACGAGCTTCGGGTTGAAGACGTACATGATCAACTGGGCTGACCCGACGAGTGCGCCGCCACATGGGCCGTTGTTTCAGGCCTGCCTGGGCGCAGCTCCGGCGCAATCAGCGGGAGGAACTGTGGCCAGCACCAGCGGTACGTCGACGCTGACGTTTACGACACCACACGGATTGGTTCCGGGCGGCGCAGTTACCAGCGGCGGCGAAATTCGCTTCGTCACGGTGGTGGTCAATGCGAACACAGTTCAACTGAATGCGCCATTCTCGGCAACTCCGGGCGCGAATTCGCAAACGGGGCCGACGGCGATGTATCAGTCAACAGAAAGCCTTCCGAGCGCCACGCTGTTCGATTACTGGAGCCCTCAGACGGCGGTGCAACGCGTGCTTGCAGGTATGGCCGTTGACACGCTTTCCATAAAAGTAAACGGCGATTTCCACGAGTTCGATTTCAGCGGGCAAGCCCAGGACTTAGTGGACACGGCGAGCTTTCAGGACGGGCAGTTCGGTCTGTCGAGCTTTCCATTGGAGCCAAGCGTGGCTCCAATCAACTACTCAATTATTCCGGGAAACCTAGGGCAGGTCTGGCTGGGCAGTTCTCCCACGGAGTTTCTCACGCTGACAAATGCCGACATCACTTTCTCAAACAATCTGGAGCTTCGTGCGCGCGAGTTCGGCGCCATTCTCCCGAGCACAATCTCGCCGGGACAACGAACTGTTTCAATCGACTTCAGCATTTACCAGATGGACGATTCAGCCACGGCAGCTCTTTACCAAGCTGCCCGACAACGATCGCCCATCAGCGTGATGATGCAACTTGGCCAGCAGCAGGGCGAATTATTCGGCATCTACATGAGTAGCGTGATTGCAGAGGTGCCTGCGTTCGATGATTCACAGAAGCGGCAGCAGTGGCAATTTCAAAGCTGCCGGGCACAAGGAAGTGTAAATGATGAAATTTATGTCGCGTTCGGGTGAAGCGCGAGCGGACGATGCCAGGGGAAACCAAGCCGATGGTGCGTTGCACTACGACAGCGTCATCGTGATTGACTCCAAAGCTTTGCCGGGCGTGAGGTTCGCAATCCGCCGCATTTCGTTCGGGCGGCGTATGGAACTGAGCAGGAGAGTCCGCGAACTGACTCGCAAAGCGGATTTCCTGGCCGCGAGCACGGAGCTGCATGAAAAGATTGAGGCGAACATCCTGGCGCAAGAAATCGACGCCATGTACTTACAGTGGGGATTAGTGAGAGTCGAGGGACTGGTAATTGATGGCCAGGCTGCAACTGTGGGACAGTTACTCGAAAGTGGCCCAGAGGAGGCCACGCGCGAAGTGGTGGCTGCCATCAAGGCGCAGTGCGGACTAAGTGAGACGGAAAGAAAAAACTGATTGTCGCGTTTCAGTTTCAGTTGGGAAACAGCGCCGGATGGAATTGCGACCTATGCAGAAAGAACGGCCTGGAAAAAAAGCGCCGATGCGGATGGATGGAGCAAGACGGTGGCGAGTTTTCAGGAATCGTCTGGGCCCGGGGAAAGGCGTCCCTGGCTACTTGTCCGACGTCGTACATCACGTCCGAGAGCTTGGCGCTATTGGAGGAGTTTCACGCCTGGAAGCTCTTTGGCACGGGCAACGTGTATGACTTGTCCGCGCGGTTGGTGGAGGCCATCTTTGTCTTGGAGAACGAATTGAGGGCGGAAGGGAACGATGGCCAGAAATAAGTGGGAAGATCTTCTGCCGGCAAGTAGCGTTGGGGACGCATCACGCAGTGACTTACTTGGGACCCTGGTTGCATCCACCGAG